CAGTCCAATTCCAGAACAATGGTGCTCCTAGTAGACAGCAGTTTACTGGGGGCAATTCTTGTAATGGGACAACAATGACTGTCTCACCCTTTTACATGGGTAACGATACGCTACCACAAAGTTATACACGTAATAACAACTATGGTATGCAGCTTAATTTCTCCGTTCCGCTTGACGGAGGGATGATTGAGCAGTGTAAAGCTATTGCTAAACGACATGAGGAGAAGTTACGGCTGGATTATGAGCTTGTGAGAGCTTTAAAATGTACCGAGATTATGAAGGCTGGTTTTACGTTCCGTCCTGGGTCTCGTGTAGAGGTACTGTGTCACGACATTGTACCCATTGTCTCTTTGACAAATGAAGAAAAAAGCAACTGAAGACAACTTTAACGAGTTGCACAATCTAGTTACTCAAGAGTTTCTAGCACGTATTAAATCAGGTGAGGCTACCACTCAAGATCTGAAAGCCGCCTGTGATTGGCTTAAGACTAATGACATCTCAGGTGTCGCATACGAAGGTAATCCGCTCGATAAACTTGCCAACGTAATTCCCAAAGTGGATCCTGAACTCGTTCAACAGAGATTGTATGGCACCCCGAAAAACTACTAATCCTGGTAGGACGGCTAGGTTCTATCGGAATAACCCTGAATCTTATCGTAAAAAGCTTGCTGCTCAAAAGAAAACAAATAGCAAGCCTGGACAAAAAGCATATCGTCGTGAGCTAGCACGAGCACGACGTGCCAACGGCATGATGGGCAAAGGAGGTAAAGACATGTGCCACGAACGTGGTAAACTCCGTCCATGCAATGCAAAACGTAATAGAGCTAAAGGAGGCGGTCAGAAACGATGACCCCTCTCTTCCCAACGCCTGACCATTACTTGTACAACCTAATAGCGATGACCAGCCCTGAAGCAAAACGTATGTGGCGTCGAGCCATTAAGGAACACTTCAACTGTCAATGTGTCTATTGTGGAGAAACTTATGAATTATCTGAACTTACTTTGGATCACGTCCGTCCTCGTTGTCTTGGAGGAGGAGATTTTAATAACGTTGTTCCCGCATGTTTATCATGCAATCAGGCTAAAGGAAGTAAAAATTGGCTCTCGTGGATGAGAGCTACCTTCGGTATTACACCGAGAGAACATCTTATCTTATCTTACATTAAATAAATGGCACCTCGTAGAGCACGTCGTCGTCCTAGTGGCGTTAACCGACGTATGTTATCTCAAGCTGACAAACTTAGAATGCAGCGTAATCCGTTGTTGCAAGGTCCCCGTAACCCTCCTGTTCAAGGTCCCAGCCTTCGCATCCCTACGCAAGGTTTGATGGGCACTCGTCAACCCGTTACAACTACACGTCCTGCACCTGGACCTGATATTTGGAACATGCCTAAACCTCCTGCGGGCGGTTCTGTTGCTGCTCCTGTTGGTGGTGGCGGTTTAATGGCTACTTTAGGGATTCCTGCAGCTATTGGTACGTTGCTTGGTATTGGTAGTAGCATGGCATTCCCTTCTGCTGCAGGGCGTGGCAGTACTCTTCAAGAGCAAGGTATCGACCCTAAAGCCATGGCTGAAGCTAGTAATCGTCGGATTGCTGCTGCTAAACGTGCAGCTGAAGAAGCTGACAAGCGTCCTCAAGCACAAAAACTGTCTCCTGGTGCTAGGTCTTTTGACAATGCATTTGCCAAAGCTCGTGCAGCAGGTTTGTCTGAATTTACTTGGCGTGGTAAGCGCTATAATACTCGTTACGCTGGCGAATAATTCATGAATAACGTCTTAGAGGCGTTGCGTGGTGATTTCAAGCTGTTTCTACAAGCTTTGTGGCAGCAGCTTGATCTCCCATCTCCTACCCGCGCACAATACGCCATTGCAGACTACCTACAACACGGTCCTAAACGTCTACAGATCCAAGCTTTCCGAGGAGTCGGTAAATCGTGGATTACTGGAGCCTTTGTTCTATGGACTTTGTTTAAAGACCCAGAAAAAAAGATCATGATTATCTCGGCATCTAAAGAACGTGCCGATAACATGTCAATCTTTCTACAAAAACTAATTATTGAAACACCATGGCTGAATCATCTCCAACCGAAGAGCGACGACGCCCGATGGAGCCGGATCTCTTTCGATGTCCAATGCTCACCTCACCAGGCTCCGTCTGTCAAGTCTGTGGGCATTACAGGTCAGCTGACTGGTTCTCGTGCGGATTTGATGATTCTGGACGATATCGAAGTTCCTGGTAACTCAATGACTGAGTTGATGCGAGAAAAACTTCTACAATTGTGTACGGAAGCTGAATCTATCCTTACTCCAAAGAAAGATTCTCGTATTTGTTATCTTGGTACGCCTCAGACATCCTTTACCGTTTACAATAAGCTAGCTGAGAGGTCCTACAAACCCTTTGTTTGGCCTGCTAGGTACCCTCGTAAGGTAAGCCAGTATGAAGGGCTCCTAGCGCCCCAAATCGTGGGGGATATGGACGCTGGTGCAGAACTTTGGGGTGTCACAGATCCTGATCGTTTTGGTGACGAGGATCTAATCGAGCGTGAAGCGTCCATGGGACGGTCTAACTTCATGCTACAATTTATGTTAGACACGAGTCTTAGTGATGCAGAAAAGTTCCCACTTAAGATGGCTGACCTTATTGTCACCGCTGTTAACCCTAGTACTGCTCCCGAATCCGTCGTTTGGTGCTCCGATCCAGCAAACTTACTCAAAGAACTTCCGACTGTTGGGCTACCTGGAGACTATTTCTATGGCCCAATGCAGCTCCAAGGGGACTGGAACCCATATACAGAAACAATTTGCTCAGTTGATCCATCGGGTCGAGGAACGGATGAGACAGCAGCAGCTTTTATCTCCCAGCGAAACGGTTTCCTGTACTTGCATGAAATGCGTGCTTACCGAGACGGTTACTCAGACAACACGCTCTTGGACATTCTAAGGGGTTGTAAAAAGTTTGGCGTTACTAAACTCCTAATTGAGACAAACTTTGGTGACGGTATTGTTGGAGAGCTGTTCCGTAAACACCTACAACAGACCAAACAAGCTATAGACATCGAAGAGGTACGTGCTAATGTCCGCAAAGAAGACCGCATTATTGATTCCCTTGAGCCTGTCCTTAATCAACACCGCCTTGTTGTTAATCGTGCTGTCATCGACTGGGACTACAACTCAAATAAAGACTCAGCTCCAGAAGAACGTCTCCTCTATATGCTCTTCTATCAAATGAGTCGTATGTGCCGTGAAAAAGGCGCAGTTAAACATGACGACAGATTGGACTGCTTAGCTCAAGGTGTTAAATATTTTACAGACGCCCTGGCTATTTCAGCTAATCAAGCTATGATCGAACGACGTAGAGAAGATTGGAATGACATCCAATCAGCTTGGCTAGAGAACCCTCAAGAGGCTGCAAATCACCTTGCTTTTGGTATGGATCTTCAAACTAGACGAAAAGCCAGACAGCTTAATGGATCTCAAGCTCCAAACCGTTGGGTTAAATGAGGTGTCCCATGTATAAGGGGGCTGGGAAGGGTGGACCCGAACCCTTAGGGGGAAGACAATCAATTCTCATTGATTATCCTCCCCTTTTTTCTCTTATTATCTACGAGCGATGAGTGCTTGTTTTTAATAAGACACATTTTCCTTTTTATTTTTTTAATCAGGACTCAAACCACCTCGTGCCCTGCATAGCTCAGACTATGCCCTGCACAAGTACTATAGTATGTACCCACCAACATGCACAAAGTAGAACTCATTCACGTAACTCCTAATGCTGAAGAACTCGTAGCTTATATGGCACGAGTATCTAATCCAAAAAATCAAGACAACAAAGAAACAGCTCCAAAACTTATTAGGTATCTAATCAAGCATAAACATTGGAGTCCTTTTGAAATGGTAAATATGTGTGTAGAAATTAGAACTACACGCAGTATTGCAGCTCAAATCCTTAGGCATCGTAGCTTCTCATTTCAAGAATTTAGTCAAAGGTATTCAGAAGTCTATTCACTGCCAGTCTTGCCGCGACTTAGAGAGCAGGATCTGATTAATAGACAAAATTCTACTAATACTCTTGATCCGTCTCTTGTTGATAGTCTGACTGATGACATTGAACAGCATTATGACAATTGTATGAAACTTTATCATCAATTGTTGGACAAAGGAGTTGCTAAAGAGTGTGCTAGAGAGGTTTTACCTTTGTCTACGCCTACTCGGATGTATATGAACGGTACTTTGCGGTCTTGGCTGCATTATTGTGACCTTAGAACGTCTAATGGTACCCAATATGAGCATAAATTGATCGCTGATGAGGTTCAAGACATCATTATTGAGCAGTTTCCGTCTATTGCAGCGGCTATGTGGTCGTAAAAATTTGACAGAAATTTAAGAAGCCTATATCGTAGGTGCGGCGGGCTATCCTACCCCCATGGCGGGGTGTCGATTGCAGGCTAAGGCGGCGGGGGTATCTTCTGGCCGATAGGGGGGAGGGGGGATCGACTGCGGGTAGCCTAGCACCTATGGCTAAAAGTGGTGACATCTGTCGCAACTATGAAGAAATGTAACGAGACCCACACCATCCGCTCCTCCCTCTGTATATTGGTTGCATCGAAACGGATCGAACCTTTCGGGGTTGACCTTTCGAGCCTGGTCCGATAGGATCTCCACAAGACAGCAAGACAAGCCAGCCGCAGCAGCTGAGCCAATGCAGTTGTCCAGATCACAGCCCAAGGGTTGACCGATCGCCGGAGCATCTGATAGGATCTCCACAAGCCCATCGCATGACGCACCATGCAATGCTTTGAAGAGTTCGTCGAGTCCATCGCTGACCAAGACGGACGCCTGACGTGGGAGCAATCCTGCAAACTGGCATCCCATCACAACCTGCTGGAAGAGTTGACGGACACCATGCCCTCGGGTATGATTCCCGCAACCACACTGCTCCGCTGGCTGGGGTACTGAATGACAGCAAAGCACAAGGGCTACGTCTTATGGCGTGGCCTCTCACCCATCAACGGGCAGCCGATCGTGGCTGTCCTCACCATCACCAGCGCCAATCGCAAGACTGGCAACATGGCACAGGTTTGGATTCTCAATGAGTCCAGCGATCCTGTGCAGTCTATAGCTACCGGCGAGGATGTGTCAATTTGTGGCAATTGTCCTCACCGCAAGCAGCCAGACGGCACCAGGACATGCTACGTTAACGTGGGACAGGCACCGTTGTCTGTCTACCGAGCGTGGGTAGCTGGCAAGTATCCACACATTCGCTTGCACTATGATGCGGTCACAAAAGCTCTCAGCACTCGAAAGATACGCTGGGGTGCCTATGGTGATCCTGCTGTACTGCCTGACTCTATCGTTCGTGGGCTCAATAGCTACGCAAACGGTCACACAGGCTACACACACCAGTGGCAGCAGCCCTGGGCTCAATGGGCGAAGGGCACGTTGATGGCAAGCTGTGACAGTGTTAAGGATCATTACGATGCCAAAGCAATGGGCTGGTCCACCTTTACAGTTGCAGCAGTCAATGCACGGGTCACCCATGCCAAGCTCTGTCCAGCTACTGTGGAGCATAGCACGGCGCAGTGTATTACTTGCGGTTTGTGCAATGGTTCTCGGGCTGACATTTATGTTCATGCTCATGGTCCTAGTCGGAAGGCAGTAACCTATGCTTGACGCAATGACAGACAGAGAGTTTGTTAACTTCCTTTTCAATCAGCTAGTCAGTCACACTGACACTGATATGCTTGATTTGCAGGATGATGATTCCTGCTGCGATCACATTCACTTCAAACAATTGGAGCTGATCAATGACTGATCTAGAACGGCTACGTGCTGACCTGATCTATTGTGAAGAGCAGCTAAGCATAGCTGACACCTTTCCAGCTAAGATGCAATGGGGTAACCGTTGCGATGCCCTAGAGTCTGCTATTCTGGACATTCTCGATGGAGATGATCGATGATTGAACTCTGGATCGACAGCGAGTATGCTGAGGATGTTACGAATTCCAACATTCCAGCATGTGACATTCACCACGAACCCGAGCATTCGTGCTATCGTGTCATCATCAGGCACCAGATCGAAATGTACTGGCTCACCCGACCATGGGCTGACATTGCCGAGCATTTCGGCTTCCAACCTGAATCCGTT